CGCAATCATGTGGTTTGAGCCAGAAGAACCAACAGAACCAGTAGGAACTTACTAGAAAATGTCTGACATAGGACAATTCAGTGGTGTTGTGTTCCACCCTACAATCTTTGACACAGGTGTTGGTGGTAATCAAGGTAGACACCAAGTTTCAGAAGACAAGGATCAAACTAGGTTTCAGATACTAAGAGAGGACGAGGAAATAATAACGCTGATGTTAGCGGTGGGAGAGGATGAATGACAAGTGACGAATTTGGTGGTTGGAAACATAGCGAGAACACAATAGAAGTTTTTAAACTTTTACAAGAGGAGGTTGATAACAGGAAATACGATTGGTCTAAGGGTAACTTTAAAGACCAGAGAATTAACGATGAACAAGTAGGGTTCATAAAGGGTTTAATTTATGTGATGAACGGAGAGTTCATTAGCGAGGAGATAAAAGATGAGGAATGAAAGCGGAATACACCCACTAGAATATAAGTGCCTTATACTTCTACAACCAAAGGTGCAGAAAGATAAGGATGGGTTCAGGAAAGAAGACTCTGGTTTATTGGTAATCAGCGAACATAAGGACAGAGAAGAATACGGTGAAGACATCGGTACATTCGTGGCACACGGTAGTTTGGCTTTTACTGGTAGTGATGGTGTACCTGATTGGCCGAATACTCCTAGTCCTGGTGATAAGGTTATTTTCGATAAGTACCAAGGACTAGTTAAAACAGGCAAGGACGGAAAAGAGTATAGGATTTTAAACGACAAAGAGTTAGTCGCAATTCTGGAGGAAGATTATGGAAGCGGAGATGAAGGAACAAGTTGAGGAAAAATTACCTGATGGTTTTATCACTAAAGAAGAATGGGTAGACAAGGGCAGGGCAGAAGAAGACTGGCGTAGTCCAGAAGAATTTGTAGAGCGTGGTGAGAAAATACTGCCTATTGTAAAAGAACGGAAGGAGAAACTAGAAAAACAAGTTGCAGAAATGCAGAGGGATATGAAAGTAATCCTTGCATTTAACGAACAAGAAGCAAAGCGTAACCGTGATGTTGGTTACTCAGAAGCCATGACTGTGATTGATGATAAGAAGAAAGAGGCTGTGGAGAACGCAGATTGGGATGCAGTCAAGGCAGAAGACGAGAAAAGAGATAAACTTGTAGAGGAACACAGAAGGGCTGATGTACCAGAGAATGTAGAGAGCGAAGCGTTTATTACATTCAAGGAGAACAATTCGGATTGGTTCGGCACCGACAAGGAAATGACCGAGTGGGTAGATTCAGCAGGGGTTGGTATTTTAAACAAATGCAACCAAGACGGTCTTTCTGAAGAAGATGCCTTTAAGAAGGTGGAAGAAGAAACAAGGGCAAGGTTCCCAAGCAAGTTTCAAAATAAAAACCGTGATAAGGAATCAACGGTAGAAAGTGAAGCAAAGGGCAAGACCCGTCCCACAAGCAAGAAAACATGGGACAATGTATCAAACGAAGGTAAGGCAAGTTACAAGCGTGTAAAAGACGCAATGGAACTAAAGGGAAGGAAGTTCAGTAAAGAAGATTACATGAAAGATTATTTTGCATAAGGAGAAAGGAATCATGGCAAATAAAAGAAAGGCAAGAAACGAAAGAGTGGCGTTTGGTGTACCAAGGACAAAATTATCACTGAGTCCTGAAACCGAGAAAATGATGAAAGAGAAGAAACTCTTTCCAAGGTGGTTTAATGACGATGACCACGGTTCAAGGTTAAAGGCAGCAGAAGATGGTGGTTACGAATTTGTTACAGCAGATGGCACAGAGAAAATAGGCGAGGATAACGAAGCACAAGTAAAAGGCAAGGCAATAAAGAAACTCGTTGGGACACATAAAGATGGTAGCCCGCAATTCGCTTACTTAATGGCGATTAACGAGAAGTGGCACAAAGAGGATATGATAGCAAAAGAAAGGACTAACCAAATGGTAGATGAAGCTATCAGGTCGGGTAGTTCGGGTGGCAAATCACACGGAGTAGACCCGTCACTTGGTAGCACTAATATAAAGAATGTAAGTTACAAACCGTAAAGGAATAACAATATGGCAAACTCAACTGGTGCCTTTGGATTACGCCCTGCCCGTAAAACGGCTGGCTCATCCATGTGGCAAGTCGAGAAAATGTATGTTCATGCGGATTACGCCACAGCAGTATTTATTGGCGATCCAATCATACATCCAACAGAACTCGATTATATGGATCCACTTGGTAAACACAGGTCTGTTTTAGTTTCAGCAGGTACAACTGCTACACTAATTCAAGGTGTTGTGGTTGGTATCGAGCCAATCCAAACAGACTTAAACAAACAATATATCCCTGCATCAACTGGTGGTTATGTATATGTAATGACCGACAGAGATGCGATTTATGAAGTACATGATGATGGTAGTGGAACCCCCTCTAAGGTTATGATTGGTGAGAACGCAGTACTGGTAGCAACCGCTGCTGGAAGTACTGTTACTGGTCTTTCTGGTTTTGAGATGGATCACGCACCTACCACAACTCAGGCACATACGCTTCATATAGTTGGCATCAAAGATGCCGAAGACAATACACTTGCAGACGATGTCACTTGGCTAGTCCGCTTAAATACTGCTATGAACGCCACTGGTGATATGCTTGGCGTTACTGCTACATAAGGGGTGTAGATTATGGTTATGACGACAGGCTCACACCCCAAAGATTTATGGCCAGGGGTTAAAGCACATTTTGGTGCAGCATACGAAGAACATCCTGTAGAATGGTCACAGATATTCGACCAAGAAGGTTCTGACAAATCGTTTGAAGAAAGAGTACAATACAAGGGTTTCGGCCTTGCACCTGTTAAATCACAGGGCGCAGCTATTGACTTTGACCAAGCGTTACAGGGTTATGTATCTCGTATCTCTAACATCACTTACGCACTTGGTGGTGTTGTAACTAGGGAAGCAATTGAAGACGGACAGTATGCTTCAGTCGCAGAGCGTGTAGCAAGGCACATTGCCTTTAGTATCAGGCAGACTTGTGAAAATGTAGGTGCTAATATATTAAACAGAGCATACACCGCTGGTTATACTGGTGGTGATGCTGCTATATTGGCAACTGCTTCGCATCCCGAAGCAAATGGCAATCAGACTAATATAATCACGGCTGCTGATATTTCAGAAACGGCTATTGAAGATATGCTGATTGTTATTATGAAAGCAACTGACTCTAAGGGTCTTAAAGTATCCCTGACTGGTCAGAAACTTATCGTACCGACTAACTCTGCATTTGAGGCTACTCGTATCCTCAATTCAGTTCTTCAGTCCAATTCAGCTAATAATGATGTGAACGCACTTCGTGACATGGGAATGTTGCCTGGTGGTATTCATGTAAATCATTATCTGACTGACACTGACGCTTGGTTTATTAAAACCAATTCGCCAGAAGGATTGATTGCACAGAATCGTAGAGCAGTTGAGTTCGATAAAGATAACGAGTTCCAGACTGAAAATGCACTGATGAAAGGTTCTATCCGAATGGGTTTTGGATGGGCTGATTGGCGTGGCATTTATTGTTCAGCAGGAGCGTAAACATTAGAATACTGGTGGGGGAGTTTACCCGACTCCTCCACTGCTTCTAAATTATAAGGAGTGGTATAATGGGTTTAACAAATTTCCCTGACGGGATTTCAAGCCAAGGCGTTCCCCAAATGGGTGGTCTTGGTATGCCAGGAACTGGTAATCACTATTTTGTTGATTATGTAAATGGTTCAGATGGCAACAAAGGAAAGTCTGCTAATAGGGCATTTAAGACCTTGTTACAGGCATACAACACCTGTACTACTGGTAAGAACGATGTTATCTATCTTATTGGTAACGGTGCAAGCAGTGGTTCACATAGGCTCACAACTGAGTTTACTTGGGCTAAAAACGCTATTCATGTAGTTGGTGTTGCTGCACCAACCGCAACTGCTATGAGAGCAAGGATTGCTTGGCTTTCAGGTGCAACTAAAACTGCAACCATGTTTGCAATTTCTGGTTCTGGTAATTCATTCACTAATGTGCATTGGTTTCAGGATTATGCAACTGCTGGTGCTAATACTTGTATTGAAATGACTGGAGAGCGTAATTATTTTAATAACTGTCATATAGCTGGTGGTGGTAACGCAACTGCTGCTGCTCATGCAAGTGCATCTTCACTCACCGTAACTGGTGGTGGTAAAAACACTTGGGATAATTGCTTGATAGGGCTTGACACTGTTTCTAGTGGTGGTGGTGCTAATACAGTAATTGACTTTGTATCA